GGCCATCCAGAGCATCCAACAAAAATGTTGGACGTGGAAATGCCTCGTGGCGAGACCCACTTGGACGGTGATCGGCGTGGACAACCAGGTCGACGGCAGTATGCCGCACACGATTCACAGTGCGATTATAATGCCTCACTGGCTGCGTGCACATCTGTGCGACTCCACACACTCGGCCGCGTACACCGATGCAATCGAAACCTTAATACACGAACAAATACATTGTTTGCAGAAAATGTACCCACCACATTTTGACAAATTATACACCCTCTGGGGTTACAAACAGTTACACCATTATCCACACTACGAACATACGATTCGAGATCTCAAACAACAGTTCCCACAGCGGACAAATCCGGACACACCCACAGAGTGGGTGCTTCGTAATAAATGGTACCAAGCTGTAGTCTTCAAGGATGCACCCACCTCATTGACCGACGTGTCCTATGTGCTGATTGATCTGCAAGGATACGCTGCCGATGTCTCCGACCGGAAGCAACACGCCATGGTGAACCAAGATGCGACGTCGTGGTTCACCGACCTGTTTGGGACGACCAAACACTGCTACCACCCCGACGAGACGAGTGCCGTGCTATTGGCCAACTTAATTTACCAAGATTTTGAAAAGTGTGCAAGTGCGAGCAGTGCGAAACGAAAGCAACCACCCGGCAAAACCTCACCTGCAGAGGACATACTCATAAAGTGGGTTCATTCGTGCGACCGACTCTGATCGAATCGCAATAACAACCAAACAAACAAAAACATCTCCGCATATCCTCCCACCCACTGCGGTGCGGTGCCGTACGCCTTGCGGGTGGGCCGTGGGTCACCTGTACGCCTTGCAGGTGGGCCGTGGGTCACATGTACGCCTTGCATTCTTGGCAGGTATTCGTATAGAAAGATAGCGCAAAGAACAGCGTCTTTTCGCCACAATGTGGGCAATACAAACAGTCTTCGGTGTCCAGCAGATTGCTGTAGGAGCGGTATGCCGGGACATCCGTCAAGAACGCCAGCGCGTCAGCAGGGAGGTGTTCCACAATATTTAGTTTGCGTATCCAGTCGCTTCTGTCCCCCCATAAATAACCGGTTAGCATCGGGAGCAAATCTGGTTGGAGCGGTATCTGGCAGAGGATGCGCATGAAAGGTGTTGTATCAGGCATTGCAAGAGGTGGTTGATGTGTTTGAGGTGTATTAGAGGGTGTGTGTGCCCACATTCTATATGTGGTGGTGGTGGTGGTTGTGGAACATCCGTGTATTCGTATTATGTTATTGCTGTATTCCGGATAGTAACACTGAATGTATAGCATCCAGTTTGCCCCACAACTGCATGATCGCATCGAGGTCCTTTTCTGTTGAGCAAGATGCTAACGACGCTTCGACACTCGCTTGTAATGCGGTGTATTCGGTGCATAAGCGGTGTACGTTGCATTTGTCTTTCGTGGTTGCTTTTGTTGCGGGTTGTGTGTCTTTGCTAAGTATGTGTTGGTATTGCTGATGTATGCTACACCAGTGCGTGTACGCAGTTTTACAGTTGTTTTGGATTTCTTTGTACAGTTGTATTCTATCTAAATGTGTATGTGCTAAATGGGTATTTGTGTTGGGTGTATCCACAACTGGTGTGACAAACATGTTCCATTGTTTTTCAATATGTTCCATTTTTAATAAATGTTATACTAAAATGTTACAAAAAATGTTATAGTGTATAGCACACCGAATAAATATGCTTAATTATAATAATAATAATAATAAGGTACTTGTTACTCATAAATAACAACTCGGTAGGCGACTATTTGCACCATCGGTATGTAATGTATGTTCCCGAAGAGGGGTTCACACGGGTGATTTTACACAGTTGTCCTCTCCGAAGACCGATAAACTTCGCGACCGGGTCTCCTAGACCAATTGCCGGGTTCTCTTTCGCAAGATTACTGATATTGTATACACGTTTGATACTTTCAATTTCGGTGTGGTGATGCCAGATATCAAGTGCTTCGTGTGTTGGGACAATCTCGTGTTTAGTCACATTGAACATAAGATGCTTTGCATTAAATAGTTGGATAAACACGCCGTGTTTTTTGAGTATATCTGCACAGTACATTTCGTATTTGTGATCCAATGTAGCAGATGCTTTGCTGCGTGTTCGGTACAGAAAGATCAACGTGTAACTCTTCTTGAACACAGACGTTAACTCCTGAAGCAACTCCACTTGGTATTGTGCGAAAATGTGTTTTGGTATTTGCTCTTGCATCTTGTCTTTGTATCTTTCAAAAAGATGATACGATGATTCTTCCATCGAAGTGATCATTGCATTCATTTCATTTAGAAACCGTTTGTCCCGACTGTTTGCTCCCCAAATGTTCTCAGGGTTGAAGCATTGGTGAAAGTGAACTTCAACGCGTCTTTGTGCGAATTCCTTGTACATCCGTGTGATTTCAGATGGGAACGCTTTATCAAACCCGGGGTGTGTTTCGTTGCGATCTACATAGTGCAGAAGAAGTTTAGAAAGAACCGGGTATCTATACTGGAAAGCAGTCGTGAAGGACACCGCTGAGGATGATAGAACCGTATCGATTTCATTCATTTCACGTGACTCTCCTCCAAAACATGTGGTCGGGTGTTCTGTTTCCGAGGTCAGTATTGGTGGAATATGAATATGTTGACCAACCCGGTTTTCACCAAGAGCATCATTAGTCAACTCCGGGTAGTTCGACACATCGTACGAACGTAATTCTAATAACTCTCGCACGTGATGGTACGCACGAAGCACCTGCACATCAACTGGGATTTCGGTAGTCATCTGGATAATATTCATAAATATATGAGTTGTATGTGTGGTTATGTTTTATTTAAATAAATATAGTTGGCACACATTTATAAAAGTACGTACGATGGAACACCACCACCACCCCCACCAACCACCAGTGTGCACGTTCGTGCCTCTACCGTGGTTTGCCCCAGAACGGATACACCCGGAACAGAGCGCTTGCCCGGAAGACGCACCCACCACCTGCTCCCATACGGCGGCACACCTCCCCGTTGCAACGTATGCGGCAGTCTGCCGTATTCCACTACTACCCACACACCCGACCCAACCTCAACCGGGTAGCCTACCGCCAGTGGCACACGCCGAACCGAGCGAGGCAGCACACATCAGTCACATCGGACACCGATGGGGCGAGCACCTGCGCCGAATGCGGCAAAAGGTGCGCGAACAGGAACGACTGCTGCGCTGCGCGAAACAGGTGAACGCCTCACTTCACGCACACGTTCTGCAACGACACCGGCACCGTACTGATATCGCACATCTGTCGCTGGCGAAGTTGTGTATGGATAAGTAATATTTATTTATTTTTAAAACACGAAGTGCACACTGCCGTGTGATAGAAACATAAACAAATAATTACCTTTCCCTTTTATCTATCACCAAAATGTCCGCACTTCGTTTCCAACCTAATTACAACAAAGAAGTCCAACTATTGATGTGTCTGCATATTCATCAATACTGCGATACACAGCAAGTCTTTAATCATAAACCCACCGGGTGGCAAAAAGTGTACGATAGTATGTTGACGAATGCATCCAATATTTCTCGGCATCTTATTTCACCTGAACGACTGCGGTGTCTGAAAGTATGTGCATCCAAAACAACACCTACAAAAACACGTGCTTCCTATTCAATGGTCGACACTTGTCTTAAGATGTGTATTCACAAATTTGTGAAACTGCTTTTAACGAAGCAGTGGACATTCGTTGAAAAGGCACTCGTCGACGAGATGCATCGGTTGTCTCAAGCATTGGGTGAGTCGGAGCATGCATACGTGTTGGATTATCACCGGTATCCTCTAATGTGCGATGAATCCGATTCCGCAGATGAAGATGATGATTCGGATGATTCCGAAGATTCGGATGATTCCGAAGATTCGGATGATTCCGAAGATTCGGATACAAATGCCAACGAAGTTCAAACTCGCAAACCACGTAGTCTGCAAGATTTGGTTATGCTAGTAATGAATGAAGCGCCTCCGCCAGGGCAACGTTCGCGTGTTTCAACTGATATGACAAAAGAGAGCAAGGAATTCTTGTCTCTGTTGCAAGAGAGAAAGAAAGATTCATCCAAGTCTCTTGATATTCAACAATTTGAAAAGATGAATGCCGACGAACAAACCCGTCTTCTCGAATCGTTGAAAAAAGTGAATGCCGAAAAAAGTGCCATTCCACTCCTCTTTCGTCTGCTGTCATCTGGACTTCCACCGAGTGTCGCAAATGAAGCGATGCAACGTTTTGAAAGTTCTCGGTCAGAATCAGAAGGGATAAAATACACTACGTGGGTGAACGGACTGTTGAAACTACCTTTCCAAAAATACATTGAACCCGAACACATTAAGATGTGCAAAGTGAACAACACGAAACAGTCTGCCACATTCTTTCAGAATGCGCGCCAACAATTGGATAGTGTCGTATACGGGCACAATGAAGCGAAAGACCACCTGATTAAATACATTGCACAAATGACTCGCCACGCAATCACAAACAACACGCAGTCGAAGGGTCTGGTTATGGGTATTCAGGGACCGTGTGGCAATGGAAAAACCACATTGATTGAAAAGGGTATTAGCCAAGTGCTCGGACTCCCATTTGCTGCCATCCCGCTCGGTGGTGCAACGGACAGTTCGGTGTTGAATGGACACAGCTACACCTACGAAGGGTCTGTGTGGGGTCAGATTGCCGATGTGCTGATGAAGACCAAGTGCTCAAATCCCATTATCTATATGGACGAACTGGATAAAGTGTCGAACACGCACAAGGGGCAAGAAATCATCAACGAACTGATTCATATGACGGACCCGAGTCAAAACACGCACTTCCAAGACAGATATTTTGGAAACATTGACATCGACCTGTCCCACGTCACGTGGGTGTTTTCGTATAATGATGCAAGTCAAATCAACTATGTATTGAGAGACCGCATCACTGAGATTCAAACGTCTGGGTTCACGCTTCCTGATAAATTGAAGATTGCCGAGAACTTCTTGATTCCGTCCGTGTGTAAAGAGATTGGTATGCCTCCAGTATCGTTGTCAAATGATATCGTGAAATATATGATTGAGGGATATACGTATGAAGGTGGTGTGCGAAAGATCAAGGAACTTATCTTTGATATCTGTCGGAGTCTAAATAAGGACGACCTTTGCGGTGCGGTGAATATCAGCAAAAGGAGAAAGACTACCACAAAAGGCAGTTATTCCAGATATAATGTTACGATGGATGAAATTCAGCGTTATCTGGAGCACAAGCGACACATCCAAAAGGAGAAAATTCACAATCATCCTATGATTGGTCGTATCAACGGTCTGTACGCATCCTCTATGATTGATATGGGGGGAATCATCGCCATCGAAACCCAGTTTGTTCCATCTGATAATGTGTACGGATTGTCTCTTACCGGGAATCTGGGTAAAGTGATGAAAGAAAGCGGCACGGTTGCCAAAACACTCGCGTGGGAATCCTTGGACAAACCACTTCGGTCTCAGTGGGAATTGCGGTGGAAATCAATCAAAGAATCGGTTCATATCCATTGCCCCGAAGGAGCCGTGAACAAGGATGGTCCAAGTGCCGGGACTGCTCTCACGATTGCCATCCTGTCTCTCCTCTCGAACACCAAGATTAAGAACAACATTGCAATCACTGGTGAAATTAATCTGTCGGGAGATGTTCTCGCTATTGGTGGACTGCGTAGCAAATTGTATGGGGCAAAGAGTGCCGGGTGTTCGCTCGCCCTGTTCCCGAAAGACAACCAAGTCGATTATGACAAAATCGAGAAAGAGTGCACCGATTTGTTTGACGATTCCTTTCGTGCCATCAGTGTTGCCACACTGAGTGATGTGATTCCACACGTGTTTGAATCCACCACACAGGTGCTTCCCTCACCACGCCTCGCAAAGACCGCAACGACAAGCACGAGCACGACAACCTCCTCTAACAAGAGGAAGCACACTCCCCAGCAAATGCACGGAAGAAGACAAACCTACAACACTCGGTCTCAAAAATAACGGACGACTCCTGCTGCTGGTGCTTGCTGCTGTAGATTGGTAGTTGGTTCGTGTATATTGCTTTTTATTATTTGATTATTCTTATTATTCGTATTAAAATGATTTGAACACTACAACAAATGTCGGCATATATTTGATGTTATAAATGAGAAACATGCACCCATACATACACTAAAAGTGTCCCACTTCTCCCATTGCTGGGGAAGCACCTTGAATGGGACTGTAGGGTATACGTGGTGTGCCTTGTGTGCGTATGACGTTTTTGTAAAGTATAGACTTTAGATTTTTTGTGTACACCGAACTGAAGTTGCCGACATGCTTACCCATAAAATTATCAAACTGAACGGTCTCCTTGCGTATGTGTTCTTTTATAAACAAGATGTCATCGCCATTACCGATGGTTTCTATTATCTCATTTTTCAAGTCGGTGAACCACGTGCGCAGCGTTTCGTTTGCTTTGGGTGCTTGCTGCTTCGTGGTGCGTTGTCGTTGTTGCTTCGTGTGAATCATCAAAAAGAAAGAAAGAAATAAAACACGTGTGTTTGTTGGTTGGTAGTACTGTAATATGTAACACATAAATGAACCGTTTTATTTCATATGTATTGCCACACCACCAAGCAATATTACGTCAGTACGAAACCCTAGCATACTAAAAAAAACAATGGACGTTTGTCGTAAAGAGTACACCACACCATACCTTATCGCATCGTGTGCAACAACAAGTGGCATACGACTCTTCCGCTTCGGGTTGTTTCGTGTGGGTGG